GGATGGATTTACGGCGATTTTTGGAAACCAATAATTAAAGATAAAAGACCGACAGATAGTAAGATGTTTATTACTTCATTGTATTCTGATAATCCTTGGATTGATCATAAAAAATATAAAGATAACGTGTTGAAAACAAATAATAAAGTGAAAATTGAGAGGTTGCTGTATGGTAATTTTGAGTATGATGATGATCCAGCTAAAATATTTGAAATCGATTCTATATATGATTTATTTACAAATACAGTCGAAAAATCAGAGGATAAATATTTGTCTTGCGATGTCGCAAGAAAGGGAAGAGATAAGACTGTAATCATATATTGGGAAGGCTTAAAAGCTGTTAAAATTGAATCGTTCGCAGTTACATTAACTAGTCGCACAAGGCAGTTATTAGAGAATAGAGCAGAAGCTTATAGGGTGCCTCGGTCTCATATTATTGTTGATGAGGATGGTGTAGGTGGTGGGGTAGTCGATGAGCTAGAGGGTTGCGTTGGATTTGTAAACAATTCCAGAGCTTTAGAGGGGGAGAATTATATGAATTTAAAAACTCAATGTTATTTTAATTTTGCCGATTCAGTAAATAAATGTAAAATGGCTATAGGAGGAATTGAAGAAGCAGACAAAACTTTGTTAATTGAAGAATTAGAACAGATAAAACAAAAAAATATTGATAAGGATGGAAAAATTGCAATCGAAGGAAAGGATAAAATTAAAGAGATGATAGGGCGCTCCCCTGATATAGCAGACGCATTAATGATGAGGTTTTATTTTGAAATTGAGTCAGAGCCGTGTTTAGAATCAATAATAATTTAAAAAATATGATATTAAGAATTCCATTTACTGAACGTAGGTATATAATCGGTAAAAAAGCCATAGCAGAATCTAAAGAAGCTTATTCGTTCGGTGTTAATCAAAACACGTTCGCTGGTTTAGCTAATTCATCATCAATGAGAATAAGTTTTAAGACTCTTTATACTATCTACAATAACCTTGTAGATGTTAAGCAAGCTATCCGAAAAAAGAGCAGTGCAACTATGAGGTCAGGCTATAAGTTTTTAAATTCTACAGATAACGAGAAGACAATTTCACAACGTGATAACGAGAGGTTATCCTCTATACTCAACTATCACAGGACGTTTTCAACATTGAAAGATATATGGGTTAGAGATTTAGAAATTGCTGGAAATGCTTACTGGCAAGTGGTAGAAGACCTTAACGGTAATATTTTGGGGCTTAGAGATATAGATCCTCGAACAATGTATGTGTCAGCTGATCAGTTTGGTAATGTCACAGGATATGTGCAGAGGGTTACAGGATGTGATTCTGTTTATTTTCGTGCTGATGAGATAATACATTCAATTATGGATTACTCGACTGATAATCCGTTGCTAGGGGTGTCACCTATTGAATCGATAATATGGGAAGGGAAGACAGAGATGTCTGCTATGATGAGTCAATTTTATTTTTATGAAAATAATGCGGTACCATCTCATTTAATGATTCTCGAAGGAAAATTAACAGAGAAGCAAAACAAACAATTAAAAAAAGATGTTCAAGAAAAATTTGGCGGTGTGAAGAAAGCATTTAAATCGGCTATCATTCCGTTTATCAAAGATATAAAAACTATCTCCCCGTCTCAAAAAGACATGCAGCTAATCGCTAGCCGAAAATTTACTGTGAAAAAAATTGTTGTAGCATTCGGCGTTGATTCGTTTATATTGGGATATACTGAAGGTGTGCAAAGGAGCAATGCACAATTTATTTACAAAAGTTTTTACGAGAATACAATAAAACCGCTTGAAACATATTTTGAGGAAATTGTAAATAAATTTATTACAAACAGATTGAAAATAAAAAACGTTACATTTACGATTAACGAGTCAAGTTTTCAAGATGCAAAAGACCTAGAGGACCGAAGTCGTGCAGACGTGGAAAAGGGGATCATGACAATTAATGAAGCTAGACAAGTTAGAGGCCTTAAGGCTAGCAACAACGACCTAGCCGAAGAGCTTTTAATCGGTGGTAGTGTGCTTGATGATCTTGCTTTTGAAGAGGTCGAGGCTCTAAAATCTTTTAAAGTGGCTGTAGAAAAGAAAGAAATCAAAGCAAATAACCTTTTATAATGGAATATGAAAAACTATTATTGCATATATTGACCAAAGCCACGGCTAGGCCTAACCAGAGAAGACTACGAAGAGATGAAAGGAAAGCCCAAAGGGTAGTTGACGCGGGGTTTATTACTCAAACAAAGTACACAATTAAAGAGTCTAATAAATTATTAGGTAAAAAAAGCGTTAAATCACTGAATAATGATATTGATGACATTTTTAACGATTTACCATCAAAAAAGATGAACACAGGAGTGTTATTAGTATCATCTAGCAGTATGAAATTCGGAGCAGATTATCAGATAAAAAAGTCTAAATTAGCTCAATTCGGTATTTCTTTTGATTTAAAACATTCAAATGCGGTACAATATCTACAGACGGATAGACCGCTTGTATTGGCAAAGATGAGCCAAACTGCTAAAGATCACATCAAGCCTCTTATAGTCAACGCGGTTAAAACAGGGCAATCACCGCAAGAGCTAGCCAAACTTATCAGTAAAAACTACGCTTTTTCAAGAGAAAGATCGCTGATGATCTCAGTAAATGAGATAGGAAACGCGTATGAAGTGGGGAATTTCGCCCCAATACAGGACGCTCAAAATGAAGGAATAGACATGCAAAAATCATGGCTAACCGTTGGAGACGGAAAAGTAACACCTTCACACACGGAAAATCAGAAAGAGGGGTGGGTAGAAGTTGATCACACCTTTACAGGGACAGGTGACAAGCTAGCACCAGCGACGGACAACCCGCGCTGTAGATGTACAATTTTGTATCAAGTAAAAAAATAATATGCTAAAAACAAAGAATAATATGCTAAAAACAAAGAATAATATGCCAAAAATAAAGGATGATAATGTTCAGTGGTTCCAAGCAGAATTTAAGACATTAAAATTTAATGAGTCAAAGAGCTATGAATCTGGAGAGGAGCAAGTCGGAACAGTAATCAAAGGTTACGCCTCAACACCAACACTGGATAGATATAATGATGTTGTCGAGCCTAGCGCTTTTCGTGAGTCTATTAAAAAGAATTACAAGAAGAATCCTATTATATTATTCCAGCACAAGGACGACAGACCAATAGGAAAAGCAACTTTTATGAGTATCGACGAAAAAGGTCTATACATTGAAGCCATGATCGTGGACGATGAGATCGAACCTAAAATAAAAGCTGGAATACTTAAAACGTTCTCAATAGGTTATCTGCCTTTAAAAACTGCTTATTTTGACGGTGAAGGAAACGAACTTGACCCAACTAGTGCAGAGGATAGGCAAAAGATCTGGTTTGATTCAGATGTCAAACGAGTAATTAAAAAAGTTGATTTAGTGGAAAATTCTATAGTGAGTGTTCCAGCTAATCCTGATGCGGTTTTCACATTAGCTAAATCGGTAAAATCATTTTTTAATAATGAGAGTAAAAAACTAGAAGAACTTTATAATCTTAAAAATAACAATATGAAAGCTAAAAATTTACTTAATGAAGAAATTAAAGAAATTAAAGAAGTTGAAGAAATTAAAGAAACTGAAGAAGTTGAAGAAATTGAAGAAACTCCTAAGGAAGTAATCGTAACACCATCCGACGAAACAAGCGGTGAAGTGGAAGATGACGAAACAAACATCAACGAAGAAGAGGAAGCAGCAGCAGAAACTCCTAAAGATATTGAGGCTGGATTAGACGCAAGTCTAGTCACTGCTAAAAACCTAACAGCAGCACTAACAGCAGTCGTAGCGAAGGACGCCAGAATTAGAAAACTAGAGTCACAGCTTAAAAATCTAAATGAAGCGCCTTCAAAGCAAGCGTTAGTATATCAAGAACACGGACTAAGGGTTAGTTCTGATAACAAAAAAACTAATGAACCAACTGAAAAGAAAGGGTTCAAGGATGCACTTATTGCGTCGGTACAATAATTATTTAATTTTAAAAAAAACAATATGAAAGTTAAAGAACACGGTTTATCGGTAGAAGATTTAATGTCAAAAGCGGGTATACAAAAAACAGAAATTAAAGCTGGTAACGAAAATGTAGACACTGTACAAAACTCCGAATGGTACAACGCTTTCGGCGTTGTTGCAGCCGTTCAAGATTTAGCACACGAAACAGGTTCGTTGATGTCAAGATTAACTGAAGGTTTTCAGGGTAAAAATCTACCTGTTAATATGCCAGTACCTTACAACACTTCTAACTATTTTATGAAAGGAAAAACTGCGTGGGTAGACAGTGCAAGGCCAGCGTTCAGCAACAAAAAAGTATCAAGTGATAGTGTAGCTTTAGTTCAGACGGAACTTATTTTGCAAATGGGTATAACAGATAAAATGATCAAACATTCTACAGACGCTCAACTGTTTGATAAAATCAAAGGGTATCTTGGTAAAGCGGCGGTTAGATCAATGGAAGGGATGATCATTAACGGTGATTCTGAAGCTGGGGCTACTGGTAATGTGAATTCTGATGATCAATTGCCAGCTACAACTTTTGCTGATGATGGTGGTAGCATGTATCATGCTACATTGCTTGACCACGGTCTGCGTGAAGTAGCTATCAATGGTAGCAATACAGACGCAACAGCAGTATTTGATTCAGATCTTTTGAATAATGTTAGAGGTAAACTTGGGGCTCAATATCAAGCGCAAGTTGGTAATCTATTAACATTGTGTGAATCAGCTACATACCTAAAAATGCAAACTGATGATAGCTTGAAATTAGCCGTAAACACGACTAATGCTACTATCGACGCAAACGGTGTTGTTACAATTAAACCGTTCGGAGTTGAGACTATGGCACACGAGTTAATGCCAAAAACTGAAGCAGATGGTAAAGTGTCTGCTACACCTTCAGCAAACCAAAAAGGGCAATATCTAACATTTGTTAAATCTGCGGTAATTTGGGGATTTGGTCAAGATGTCCTAGTTGAAGTTGAAAGAATTCAAGGGTACGGTTATGAGCTAACTGTGACAATGGAATTTGGATATGTAATAGCAGACAGCGCAAATACTGTCTCTGCTGGTATCAATTTGACAGTCTAGTTATAGGGTTAATACAGAGGGGGCTTTTTAGCCCCTTCCTATTAGTATTATAACTTCATTTATATGGAAGGTTACACGAAAGTAAAATATACAGGTAAAAAGCCTACATCATCACTAATTGATAAAAGTGGTTCTGTAGAGTGGAAAAAGGGAAACGTTAAATTTGTCATGAATTCAAAAGTAAATAATCACGTAAAGTATCCTTATTTCGAGTTAGCCAGCAACACAAAGCCAGCTAAAACAGTGAGGACAGTGGAAACTCCTGAAGTTGTAGAACTTGTTGAAGAAGTGGAAACTCCTGAAGTTGTAGAACTAACTCCTGAAGAAGAAATAAAACTAGCCGACGCAGAAATTAATAATTAACAAAACAAATTATGGGAAAGCTCAGAAACACGTCAATCATCGGAGATGGTGACACGAAACTGGAGAACAACGCGGGTGTCACTGATGATGGGGCTCTGGTCGTGTCTATAGGTGGTGGTACTGGTGCAGTAGCAACAGGAGAAACTGACCCCTTAAACGCTCAATTCAACAACTCATTAATAGACGTAGACACAGTTAATCTAGTCGCAGGGACTCATTATTTCCCTTCTGCTGCAGGGGTATTAATTGATTTTTATAAAAGCTTAGATATTGGAGGGAAACTTATTAGTTCAGATGGTTCTGTCACACTAACATTAGAAGCGTGTAACGATTCACTAGGAACTAATTTTAACGAAATGGTGATGGTGGACACATCAGTAGCTGGTGCTGGTGCAACAGTGAATGAGGTAACTGTAGGGATAGCGACTTTACCTTTATCTCTAACAATGAAAGATTTAAATAAGAGATTATGCAGAGTTAAGATTGAGGTCGTTGGAGTAGCTAACACAGTACAATTGAATGGTAGAACAGTTGCAATATAACAACATAAAAAAATGAGCACAGGAATTACTAGCGAAAACTGGCTGATGTCTCAATTGCTGTAACAGGAGCTTTTGACGTTCTGCTCGTAAACAACAAATCACTTTAACAAAAACATTATGACATTATTAGTACCAGAAGGAGCAGAGGCCCCAGTAGAATCAAACAAATTGATAATTGACGATATTAAAAAATCTGAAATGGTTGGAAAAGCTAAACTTTTGATAAACGG